GATGCCGCCGTTCTGGATCTTGCGATTCCGGCGCGTCTGGAGCTTGTAGTAAGCCTGGCGCATGAACTTGTAGAGGTCCACCGTGCCGGCAATGACATCGGACACGTCGATGTTGGCGATGCGCGAGTTGAAGCGCCAGTCGCCGACGCGAACGCCGACATGCTGGCGGAACATCTCTTCCTTGGCGTAGAAGGGGTTGCCGTTCGCATCGAGTACGCGCTGACGGCCCATGTCCTGCCGGCTGATGCCCGCCGTGGTGCCCTCGGGGTAGATCAGCGAGGTCTGCGCAGTGCCCCAGGTGACGAACCAGACGGACGTGTTGTCCGAGCCGGCGCCGCCTGCGCTGACGATCTGATTGCCGGCCCCGAAGCCGCCCAGCGCGCTATAGCGCGAGGCCAGCCCCTTGAAGCGCTCCGGCGTGGTCGCGGTGTCCGAATAGAAGAAGTTCGTGGCGACATCCTGGGACATCGCTTCAAGGAACGGCTCTGCCTCGCTCATGCGGACGCCGGCCGGGTTCTTGCTGATCTCCAGCAAGCGCTCGTCGACCGTGGACATGCCCTCGACGAAGCCGGTGGTGTCCTCGACCTGTTGGGTGGTGGACTTGCTCTGCGGGATGCCCTGGTAGAGCTTGCCCCACGCGACCGAAGGCAGGCCGGTGCGGATGGTCGAAAGGTGTTTCGTGCCCTGGTTCGCCTCGATCATCACCGCATCTTCCATGATGGGATTGATGATGTTCAGCGCCTCGATGACGGGCGTGATATTGCGCTGCGAGTCGGTCCGCTTGTAAACGTCTGCGAGACCGAGAAAACTGTTTCCGATGGTTGCCATCATGGCCTCCCTGCACGGGAGCCCTCAAGCTCCCCCTAGTTGCGACGAACGTCTTCGGGATACATCTGCGCTTCGACGCTGACCGGGGCGCGGTGGCCCGTTGGTGCGGCGGTGCGAGCGGTGGGAGGGATTCCACGAGCTGCGCGAACCGGGATCATCTTGGCCTTGTTGAGTTCGTCGAACTTTTGAGCCTTGGCCTTCCAAGTTGCGGCAACCTTCATGGCGAGGATGTCAGGCGCACGAGCCTGGGCAATCAACTCCTGTGGATATCCGAGTTCTGCCGCAATGGGCGTTAGTTCACCTAACAGCTTTGCGCGCGAGGATGGATCGGACCATTCCTGACCTAACTTTTCCTCCAACAACTGATGCTCGGCCTGAAGCTCTGCTTGCTGTTGGTGGAGTTGGACGGCTTCAGCGTGTCGCTGGGCCTCCTGCATCTGCTGCGTGAGGCTTTCACGCTGGGCTGATGCTTCACGATACGCCGCCTCTTGTTGAAAGTAAAGCGTCCTGTGTGCAGGATCGTCACTTCCCAGCAATCGTAAGTCAGGTTGTATTGGGTCGATCTGCTGCGCATACTGTTGAAGCTGCTGAACATGATTGGTCATGATCGTTTGCAGCGCCGTACGCGCCTCGGTTTCAACTTGGTGGCGCGTTCCAGCCGCCTCCCTGAACTTGGCTTGCACCGATGACTCGCGCTCGCGCTCGCGGGTCGCGATGATCTCCTGCGCCTCGCGGGGCAGCTTGGCGAACACGTCCTTTGCGTCTTTCGCCCATGAGAGTGGCGTGTCGATCGGTTCGGCTTCCTGCTGTTCGCCCTGATCGTCGCCTTCCTCGCCAGCCTCTTCTTCTTCGGCCGGCAGCGCGTCGGTCTTCGCCGGATCGTCTGCATAGAAATCGGCCGGGTCGACATCGGTCGGCTCCGCAATCGCGGGCGGCACAACCGCCGGGTCGATCGCGTCGGCTGCAATTTCGGTGACTGCCGCTTCGGGCTGGGTCTGGATGTCCACGTCTATGCTCCTAGTTGCTCAGCGACGTTGCGGTGGATTCGTATTCGTTCGCCCGCTTGGTCATCTCGTCGGCCTGGCGTTCTTGCTCGGCTGCCTGATTGCGCAGACGTTCGGCAGCAGTCGAGCACTCGGCGGCATGGACGCGAAGGTCCTGAGCCTGCTCGCGCAGCAGCTTGGCGGATGAGTTGGTGGATACGATCGTGCCCATGTCAGTAGACCCTCTGCAAACGGCGATGGATGCGGTATTTCAGGCGGTCGCGGTCGCTATCGCGCTTCATTTCCTCGCGCTCTTCCGTGGTGACGGTGCGGCGCGCGGCGATAAGGCGATCATAGGCGTCGTTGGCGGCGCTCATGCCTGTGGCTCCGGCTCAGGCCAAATCAGCGAGCGGCCCCATGTGAAATGGCCACGCCATGTCATGGACGTGCGGTCTCCAGCGTTCACCTCAAGCAGCATCAGATCGGATTCCCGCTCGGCGCTCTCGGTTTCGATCCGCGTGGGAGGAAACTCGCTCATGCCCGATGCTCCACCAGCAAATACCGAACAGACAGATCCGTGCGTGGCTCGATCGGGTTGGCCCCGCGCTCCATCAGGCCGATGAACGTGCCGGACAGGGCAACCTTGTCGCCGAGCGCGGCCTGCGTCATGCCAAGCTCATTGCGGGCCGCGCGGAGCTTCTCCGGCGTGTCGATCGGGTCGACCAGACCGGGCTTCACGTAGGCGCGCTGGGCTTCCATCAGTCGGTCGTATGACTCGCTGACGAAGGGGATGTTTAGAGCGGTCACCATAGCGCCCACTTCCTTTTTTCCGGAGTTAGGCTGGCAAGGTATGCGACACGTTTGGCGTCGGCTGCGGCGATGTCGCCACCAAGCACTATCGCGGCAAGGTCGGTTTCGAGCCGATCGATATTGTGGATGCCCACGGCCAGCACTTGCAGCGCCGCGATATTGTCCTGCGTCAACGGCCGCGTGGCGACGCCAGCCAACGACTGGTAATATTCGCTGCGCATCTTGTCGAAGGCAGGCTTGAGGTACTTGCGCAGCGCCTGGTTGGCCGCCTCGGCTTCGACCATGCGGAGGGTTTCGTCGCTCATGAGCTCAACCCCGACAGCACGTATTCAACGAGCTTTTCGGCCACCCATTCGGCGCTCATCACCCCGGTGTAATGGGGCAAGGCAAGGTATGTGAGAGCTTGCTCAACAGCCCAAACCCGGAGCTTTGCCGCCTCTTTCGCGCGCTCGCGCTCAGCGGTCGCGCTCTGCATATCCGTTAGCACGATCAGCGCCGCGATCAGGTCGTCTTTCGACATCTCGTCAACCGGCGTGCCGCGATAGTAGAGTTTCTCGCTCATTCCGCCAAACTCCCGCCCGGTCGATCATTTGAAAGCGCGGCGTTCTGCGCCATGAGATCGTGCTTTTTCCGCGCCATCTCTTGGTCGAACTGGAACTTGCGCTCAGCCATGCTCTCTTCGAACGCCGCCTTCCCGTCCGCGAGCTGCGCTTCCTTAACCGCCTTGGCGTTGGCGAGGTTGGCCGCCTGCTGCGCCGCCTCGGCCTTGATCTGTCGATCCTGATCGCTCGATTGCGCTTTCAGGGCGGATTCGGCCTGTTGCTTCTCCTGCTGAAGCTGGAGGCTCGCCATCGCCTGATCATGGGCGTTCTGCGCATCCTGCTGGGCCTGTTGAGCTTCTGCCTGCGTCTTCGCCATCTCGGGATCAGGGCGCGGCTCAGCGGGCGGCAGGCTGGACGGGTCAAGCACATACTGGCTCGGCGAACCGATGCCGCTATCCTGCACGAGGCCCCGGATGTTCTGGTATATCTGCTCTTCGCCGACGATGCGAAGGCCGGCCATCATCGATTCCTTCTGAATGTTCAGAAGCGACATGCGGTACTGAAGCCGCTCGTCCTTGTTGCCGGTGCCGAGCCCAACCGTGATGGACATATCGATTTCCTCCGGCCATTTCCGGGGATCGACCATCACGTACTTGCCCTCGATCTTCATCTTGAAGGGCTGACCGTACTTGCGCATCAGACGGTAGCGCTTGGCGAAGATCGACAGGACATACATTTCGGCGAAATTGCGCGTGATATAGAGTTCGATCTGCTGCGAACTGGCGATGTTAAGCGCAAGGCCGGTCGCGGTCTTGTTCATCGTGTCGGGGTTGAGGCCCTGCGACTGACGAGTTACGCCGGTGCGGCTCTCCCGCTCGCTGGACATCATCTCCATGCCCTGGAATGATGTGGCGGACGTGTCGGTCTGCGCGAGCGGCTGGGGCTGGATGTTCTTGTAGCGGATAAGACCGCCCGGCCGGACAGTCAGCAGGTCATCGATCGTGTCGACCGTGATGGAGCCTTCATCCACCAGCGTGCGCGGGCTGTTGGAGATGTAGAGCGAGTCCAGCGCCTGCCGGAGCAACACAGAGCGAATGCGCTGAATGTCCATCGTTTTATCTGCGATCGACTGCCCGACAAGCCGATGCTGCATCGGGAACGGACACCACAGCGAATAGGGCTGCTCATCAACCGGCATGACCTTGAGGATGCGGTTGCCGATGCGATGCACGAACAGGCGCTCGGCGATGCCGTCGCCGTCCAGATCGTAGAGCGGGTATTCCTCATCCAGCCACAGCAGCTTGTTCGCGCCGGTGCGTTGGCCGACCGTCAACCGCGATTGGCTGCGCTCGCTGTCTCGCGCCGTCTCAACCACCGTATCGGCCGCTT